ACATGGGCGGACGGTAAAACGTACCGGAAAGTGAGTGAAAGCAACTGGGAACCGGTATCAGACCATGACTCAAGACATAGATCCGGATCTCCTACCGGTGGCGGTGGTGCTGGCGGAGCAGATAAGGATGACGTGAGCACTCCGAGCAAGTTACATGAGAAATTTAGGGTGGCACTGGAAGCGATGAGTTCTGAACACAGGGCGTTGTTCCGTGGTGGCAAGATGGATTTCGATAAAAAGACATTCTCCTCTCCTGACGGAAAGATTTCTCTTTATTATAAGGATGGAAAAGTCACCGCGTCGAAGATGGAAAAGGCGGATGATCTAAATTTCATGGATGATGTCTCAGTAGTTGCAGGAAGCAATTTCGAGATAGGATCTTTTGATCTGACAGAGCTTGCAATGGGAATTCAGGTCGAAATGGAGCATACCGATGATGTCGAGGTCGCTTGGGAAATAGCAACAGATCACCTTGACGCAGACAAGAAATATTACTCAAAACTCATGGCGTCGGGTCTTATCGATGAGGATCTTTCGAACACTTCAGATATTATCGAAATACTCAAAAAGATTGAAGCAGAATATACTCATGAAGCGGAACAAGTAATGAATAAGGCTCGGACGGTTAAATATATCAGAAGGATTCCGAATCCAAGCGGTAAGGGATATCTCTACTTTTACAATAAAGCAGAATATGAGCATTATAAAAATACAGGTAAATTGCCAGAAAAAACAAGGTCTGTTTTCTCTCAAATAATGTCTTTTTTTGGGCTTGGTTCAGAAAAAGAAGCAAAAGAAAAAACAGACAGATTATACACAAGTCATAAGTCAGTGCTGGCAGATATTGATAAAAAGACATTTTCGGATCATGTGATTGAATATATTTCAAACAAACAGAAATGGGATAAAAAACTTTCAGCCAAAGAATCAAAAACGAATACCCCGAAAGAACCAAAAAAAGAAAGTCCAAAAGAGCACAAGGACACAAAGGGGAAAACAGAAAACAATAATTCTGTTAAATTTAATACACAGATCATGCGCCTTGTCGCAGGAATAGTTAATGAAAAAGATTCTGACAAATATAAATTTTCAGACAATGGTATTCTAAAAGACAAGGATGGTAAAAGAGATTTTGAAGTAGCGAACGAATCAATGGCGGATCTGATCGTAAGAAAATATAAAGAACAATACGGTATTGATATTGTTTCCATAAAGGATCACGGATCGTTTTCTTTCCAAAAAAAAGAAAATTATGATAAAGACAATGAAAAAAATAATTTCGAGACTATGCCGGAAGATGATAAAAAAGACATTAAAGATGAAAAAATTGATAACGACATAAACAAAGTTAAAGAAGAAGTCGTTAACCAAGAAAATAAAAAAGAAGAAATTGAAGACGAAGAAGACAAGTTGGCAAAAGAAGAAGAAGAACATTTGAAACAAAAACCTGAAAAAGTGGATCGGCCAACAATCCTTGGTGAGCCGGGACAAAAATATTGGAATGGAAAAATATATGGTAATGAAAAATATGGTTATAGAGTATATATTGATCAAGACGAAAGAAAAATATCAAAAGATACAATGGAAAGTCTTGAAAAATATGCAAAATATAAAAAAGATTTAAGCGGTTGGAAAGGGAGAAAAGAAGTTATTGAAGGCAAAAAAATAAAACTTAAAAATAAAAATGAAAAATTTCAACAGATGATAGATAAACCTATTGATCATCTGAAAAAAATCGCTGAAGACCATTTTCTTTTACAGTTGGATCGTATGTTTATACATGCCACATATATGAATGACCAAAAAACAATTATAGTCGATAGTGAGCAAGAGCAAAAACTCATTGATAGAATCAAGGATTGGAAACCTGAAGATTTTAAAGACCTGATGCGGGAAAGGGTTATTTCATCAGTTCAGGATGAAGGGACAAAAAAAGAAAAAGAAGCGATAATGATTCTTAATGCGGCAATTGACAAAAGTATTGATAAAAACTTCGTCGAACACATTAAAAATGTCATAAAATCAAGAATAATTGAATTAAAATCTGAACAAGTGAATCAATCAGTTAAGATGAAGGAAAAAGCAGAAAAAGATAAAATCAGACAAGATAAAATAAATGAAGCTGAGAAAAAATATATCCAAAAAGGGTATTGGAACGGAAAAATATACGGTCGTCACGGGAATTATAGTATTTATGTCGATAACAAAAAAAGAGACATCGACAATGATACCGCCGTAGAATTGATGGGTGGAGAAGAAGAAAAACCTTTATCCAAAGCCTCCCTCCTCCTCGAGCAAGCTCTTCTCAAGGCAAAAAAAGCGCCTGTCGGAGAAGTCCGGACATATGCCAATGGTAAGAAATACCGGAAAGAAGCGGAAGGGAAATGGGTTGAGGTGAAGGGAGAAAAAAAAGGCAAAGGCAATGACGAAGAGAAAAAGCCTGAAGATAAAAAAAAAGACGAAGAAAAAAAGTCAAAGAACGAAGGTGAAAAGGGATGGTTCACGGATACCCTAAAAAAAGTTGCGAACGTTCTGGCAGAAGCATTAAAAGGACGTGACACGGTAACCCCTGCGGGTCAAGCAGTAGAGTCTACTGGCGATAAAATGAAAGGGAAAAACACACAACAGCCTCCTGAGAAGGACAAGAGCAAAGAGAAAGTGAAACTGACAGGAAATCCACAGGAGAAAAATAAGGATGAACAGCAAAAACGAAAAAAGTAATGGCAGTGAGATAATTATTCCAGACGCAATGCATCTTTCTTGCCCCAGTTGTGGGTCTACATACTTGATCGAGAATGCCGACACGAAAGAACGTTTGTTCCGGCAAGTGTCTCTCGTGTATATTGATTCCGGGAAAGGAATAATAAAGCTCAAATGTCGCCAATGCAGAAGCATGATACAGATTAAAACTTGACAAATTTAATTTAGTATATTCATTCTGTTACGTTACCAGCTACAATTCCATTGACTAGGAAAAGCTAAAAATCACTTTGGGGATTTTATGTTTTTTCAGGTTAATGGTCTGCAAGTAAAATTGATGGAAAAAGCAACTGCGAATGATGATAAAATCGCAGTCGTAGACATCATCGCCAACCATTTAACAGAAGACACTGATGGAGAAACTGTTCTCAAGGAAGCATTTAGTCCGGAAACGGTCGCTGAATTTCTTGACATCGGTGTTATCGAATTCTGGCATGAATCAAAAAGTCCCCTCCTTACAAAAGAAGAAAAGAACGCTATGATGCTGGGCAAGCCTATCGCTTTCAGATGGGAAAACGGACTACCTATGGTCACGGCTCATTTGACAAAAAAACATCCGATTGTTGCGGAAATGTTGCCTCACCTCGAAGCAGAAAACCCCGTATATGCGGCGTCTATCGGGGGGTCAAAGATCGTTCTTGAAGTTGCGGGACCGAACGGACAAGTCCATCACGTTATACCAAAAATCAAATGGGATCACCTTGCGCTGGCTCCGGCAAACATGGTTGTAAACCGTGAACCCGGCGTAAACGTGAAGCTCCTACATAAAGCGAATGAACTGACTCTGTTCATGGATTTCGACAGCATGAACACGTTCAAGCGCAGTTCAAATCAATTCTTTTCACAAGAACAGCAATTATGTAAGGCTCTCTCGGCTCCTGGAAGCGTTGGAGATATGCAGTCGACTCCCGGTGGAGTGATAACAAAGCAATCCCTCGAAAAATCAGTGGTAGCGTTGACTTTCTCAGATGAAGAAGCGCAAAAGCTGATCGACACCATATTGAAGATAAAAAAGGGCGGAGTGATTCCTTCCGACGAGAAGAGATATCGCGAGTATTTTGCCGCTCAAAATGACAGCGAATTTGCCGATAAATCGTATCGGCTTTTCAGTGAATATTTTAAAAAAAATTCAACGAAGGAGAAATAACAACGATGTTTACTAAAGAACAACTGTTGGCTAAAGGGGTAACGCCCCAGGATGCAGATGAAATCATCGCATCGACAGCCGCAGGAACCATCGTGTCACCTATTGATGATCTTGCCAAAGCTCTCAATCAGACCGATGAATCCGTGCTGGTTAAGGCGAAAGGTGGAGAAGGTCACGCTGAACCCGATGATGACAACAAGGGCGGGAAAAGCGATGATGATGACGATAACAAGGGTTATGATGAAGAGTATATGCGCAAGTACATGAAGAAATTCATGAAAGACAACAAAAAGGAATGCGCAAAGGCAGCGGAAGAGGCTGGTATCAACGAAAAGGAACTAAACAAGGCAATTGATGATATCAATCGCAGTGTCAACGGTGCTCTTGTCGAAATGGAAGATCTCAATCCCTTCCTCCAGAAACAGTCCGAATTCAATGCGGGTATGCTCAAGGCACTCGAATTTATCGGTGAACGCATCGATCTTATCGCGGGACAACACGCAGCGTCTTTCGATCTTCTCACAAAAGCCGCAAGCGTTGATCTTGAAATCGCTCGTAGCATCGATCTTGTTTCGGCTCAACCGACAGGAAGAAAGGGTGTAACTGCGATATCTGCGGATCTTGCGAAAGCAAATCAGCCTGTAAACGAAGTCCTTGCGTATCAGACCCTTATGAAAGCCGTTCATGCGAAAGACCGTCGTGCTGGTGAAATCGTAGGACTGTATGAAAGCTCTGGTCGTAAACTTGCGGCACTCAGCCAGAAAGATCGTGAATATATCAATCAACTCATTACGGAGGGTAAATAATCATGGGAATGGATGACAATTTCCTTATGCTCGCGGATAGCGAGATGAGTCAGAATACCGGGGCTAATCTTGCGGAACTTTCAAAAGCTCTGCTTGCTCCCGGTAGCGTCGATGACATGTATCAAACACCGGGCGGATCTCTTACCATGCAATCGCTGGAAGGGATGCTCGCTGACCTCACATTGAATGCACAGGATTTTACCCTGTGGCAGGATATGAACAAGATCAAAGCGTTTTCAACTGTTGAAGAATATGATCAGCAGATCGGACTCGGTATTTCTGATGGCGGATTCGTCGGCCAGATGGAAAATCCCGAATTCGCGGATGCTGACTTCCTGAAACAGGTCGCAATTGTTAAGTTCATGTCAGAGGGATGGAAAGTCGGAGATGTTCAGGAAGCAACTCAGACCATCATCCAGGTTCGGTCACGTCAGCAGCGTTCAGCAATGAATCGTCTTCTCCGTAACCTTAACCGCGCACTGTATAACGGTAACTCCACATGGATACCGGAATCTATCGACGGCTTGGCAAAGACAATCTCTGCAACAAGCTCTGATCAGATTTACGATATGCGCGGAAGCTCCGTGTCGATGAACACTTTCAACGGTATCGGTCAGCTTATTACTGAAGGTAACGGTCACGCTGAAAATGCGAAAGTGTATTGCTCACCGGCTGGAATCCAGAACCTCAGTACGATCATCGAAAGTACCGGCGACGGCACGAACAATCGCAAGATTATTCGTTCTGGTGACGGAAGTGTGACTATCGGTGGAAAAATTTCCGGGATTATGACCAATTTCGGGGAAATGGTCCCTCGTCTTGACAAAATCCTCGGAATGGAATACGAGGGACAGCGCGTTCCGATGTACTACAACAATTCAACTAAAACTTGGATTGAAGGTGCAACTTCGGAAAAAGCTCCTGCGACTCCTTCTATCGTACTCACGAACCAGACCGCAGTATCCGGATCAGAGTTTTCTGCGTCAGGTGTTCGTCCTTCTGGTCAGACCATGAGATACCGTGTGAGTGCTCGTAATAAATACGGCCGCTCAAAAGCATGTGATGTTGTGGCTTCTGGATCGGCTGTTGCAGCTGCGGGAGCGATATCAATCGCGATCACACCGAACCAGTTCGATAGCGGCGAAAAAATGCCGAGTTGCTTCGTGATCTATGCTGAAAAAGTTGCCGGATCAGGCGTTTATCAGTACATGGACACTGTTGCAGCGGCATCGAATCCGCTCGATGTTGCAACATACGTTGACAAGAATCTCTACATTCCCGGTTGTGCGAGAATGTACGTGATCGATCAGACCACTGCTGGCGAAAGCCGCGTAATGGCATACTCTCAGCTTCTCCCGATCCATAACACGGATCTCGCGAAAGTTGGACGGTATACCCAGGGTCTTATCAACATGTACGGAGCGGTGAAATACTACAAACCGAACGTGCTTGTTGAGATCAGAAACATCGGCGTATCTCAGTCTAATCCGAATCTTTTCAACACGATATAAGGTAGGATCGTATGGCAGCGTATTATAGAGCATCGGCGATGAACGGAAATCCTTTGGTAAGCTATCACCCGAGTAATCGGGTGACAGGCCAAATCATCGGTTCCGGAGCTGACTTTGAGATTGTGAATGAAAACTCAGTTTTTTTTCTTGAACAAATAGAAGTCGGTTCCGGAGTTACGGTCAAAGTGTCCGATGGAGCAGGGAATGAAATTATTCCCGTTATCGGTCAATTATCGTGCGAAATGAGCCCTATACGCTGTGATAACGGCATCGTGATTGATGGAACAGTGTTAATGGTAAAAGGGTTCTTTATAGAGGATTCAATACGATAATGATTTTCTCCAATGAAGAACGTGAACAGTTTCAAAACATTCTACCGGCTCAAGGGAATCTGAAAACTCTTGAGTTGGTAGATAGTATATTGAAGAAAGTATCGGAAGGAGAAGGAAAAGAAATAGAATTTTCGAATCTCGAAATAAGTCTTTTAACGATATCTATTTCGACACTTGATCGTCAATGTTCTATTTGCTTATCTTCTCTTCCTTTGATCAAAAAACTTATGGAGGCATACAACAATGCAAAAACAGGGTTCTAATGATGTGAGCCAGGGAAGACCGGCTCTCGATTATCTTGCATATCTTCAGGACAACTGGACTCCGGACGATATCGCTGATGCAAAAGCAACAGTCAAAAAGGTAAAACTTTTCGCGGTAACAGCCGACGCGAGCGCAGGTCTGGAAATTACTGGTGTCCCTGTGGGTGCAGTAATCATCGGCGTTCATGTGATTGCCACTGCGGGTAATACTTTGGGTACACTCAAACTTCGTGATAACGCGGCTTCTCCGAATGATATCACGAATGCGATGGTGTGCGCAACTGATAAAGCGGTCGTGTATGCATCGTCAATCGATGATGCTTTTTACACCGTGGACGCAGACGGGCTCAGTGTACTCGCAGGTGGAACAGATGCGACCGCAACTCGCGGTATCGTTGTTATCGAGTACGTGTAAGATAAAAAAGAGTTGATTTTATTGTCAATACGGGCGCTCCATATCTTATGATTATGGGGCGCTTGTATTTTTAACGGGCAGGAATGAAATGGCGGAAACCAGAAAAGGATTTTCTTTCGATAATCCGGATTTAACGAGTAATTATCATGCACCGAAATGGGGCTTACTTGTTTCGCCTGATGATCTCAGATATGATGAATTGTACGGAAACGATTTAATCGCTGAAGCAAATAGCCAGTCCATAACTGATGATCAGCTTCTCGACTATTCCAGAGTAGCTATTGCATGGATGGAACGAGAACTCAATATTGACATCCTCCCACGTCTTATCAGATACGAAAATAGGATCGGTGGCGATGGGAATGAAGTCATCAGACCCGACATCGCGGCAGATGACAGATTCCTGTCTACATTGAAAACAGCAAAACAGAGAAATGAACTGTATATCAGGGAACCGGGATATGCGTACCGTCTTATCCAAGCGCGGCATGAGGCGAGAATAAAACTCCGTCGCCGTCCGGTCAGAGACATTCTAACTGCGAAATTTGTTGACCCGTACTTTGGAAATACCGTGATTGATCTTATGCCTTATCGCGTGGTGAGAAAAGATTATTCCGGAATATGCTTTTTCCGTCCGAAAATACTTTCCGGTCGTGGATACGGGTTCAACTATATCTGGCAGACATATTTAATGATGCCGTATTGTCGTGACATGCAGGACATTTTCCTTATAGATTACACGTCCGGCTATGAATCATGTGCGCATGTTCCGGATGACCTGCGTCAAATAATCAGGAAGACCGCTGCGATTACATTAATGGCAAAATTCGGTCTTGGTAAAATTGCCGGTATCGCAAGCAGGAGCGTAAGCCTTAACTCTGTATCAGAATCAATCAGCACAACACAGTCGGCAACAAGCTCTTATTTCGGGTCGACAATCCTCCAATACCAAAAAGAAATCAAGGATTGGCTCAAACAGAATAGATCAAAATTCAGTAGAACTGACATCGGGTGTCTATGATAACACAGGAATTCTCAGACGGCACACATGTTATCAAGATAGAACAGGCCGAAAGTCTTGAAGATGCGGAACAAAACAGGTTTCCGGATGGGGAATATACTCGATATTTTGTCGACGGCAAAAAATACCCGTCATACATGGAAATGATCAGTTTCATTATTAAAAAAACAGGATCATCTCGTACTTCTTTTATCCCGAAATCATATAATGAACTTGAGAATATCCGGAATAAAGTGTTGAGGAATCAACAGGCGGAAATGCAGACGGCAATGATAGCGATGAAGAAAAAATATGCGGATATGAACTTCCCACCTCAAGCAATGAAGGAACTCGATGATATGATCGAAAAGCTGGATCTTTCCGGAATCAGGGTATCTGAATAATGGGAAAAAACTTAAATATCGGAGCGGATACCTCATTAACTGTATTCGGGAACCCGGAAAGTTTTCGCAAGCTCATAAAGAATCACGGTCAATTGTGTAAAATAAAACAGTCTCTTCCATGCCCTTGCATGGCTCAAAACTTCGGTACTCCAAACCGCCTCTGTACATTATGTAACGGGACCGGATACCTGTATACATATCAACGCCGGTTCCTTATCGCTGATGAAAACCCACAATGCAATGATGATGTGACGGAGTTGTATCCATATTTTGTCCCGGTTATGGAAGTTTCGAAGGTCGAGAATGTGGTATCTCCCATCCAGGGCGGGATCACACAGGCCGAAGTTGTGAGCTTTAACGACACCACGATCAAAATAAAAAATCCGGGGAATGATTTCAAGAAATATGACCGGAGACGAGTCACCTACTTTTTCGATGGCTGGACGCATATTACCGGCGACGTCCTGAAGGTCGACGCGGCGCACGGGCTGATGTGGCCGACAAAGACATATTATGATGCACAGTATCAGAGCAGTAACCCCTTGCTTGCCGAAGCTGATATTGCCGCAGTGGAACGGTTGTATAATAAAAAAACGGGCAAGACATTTGTCGAAGGAAAAGACTATAAGAGATACGGAAATACCTTCCGGACAACAAAAAAGATAACTCAAGGCGATATGGTCTGCGATTATTACTATGCGGATCTGACCCAGATTATAACCGCTGATTTAAAGACAAAAGACGATCTTGAAAAGTGGACAAACGATATGGAATCCGGGAATATTCGCCTCGCGATGTATCCTTGGTTCAATATAACAAAAGGTGATCTCGTCGTAATTGCGGCGGATGCACAATACAAGAACCAACTTCTCGCACATAGAGGCGATCTTGACGAATTATGGGAAGTTGAAGTTTTCGAACTTAATGATGTTATCGTTGATGAGGATGGCGGAACATATTTCCGTGAGAAGGATTTCATACTTATCGGGAACAGATATATCCTCTGGATCAGTGATCACCGGCCAAAAGACGAAAAGAATATATCCGTAAAATACGGGTATAAACCGACTTTTATCTGTTTCGAAGACAATCCGGAGCCGAACAACCTTGAAAACAGGCGGTATCCTAAAATCATATACACAAAGAGATGGTCGAAGACAAAGGCCGCAGATATTACGAAATTACTGGGGAATGCGGAATGAGTACGACTATTATATGCGAATTTTCTGATTACAGAGTGCAATCCACTGAATTTTTCCTCGACGGCGTAAAGGATTACATTGTTAATCGTGACTTGTCCGGACTCACAAACGCACAAATTAAACAAATCAGTTTTGCGAAAGAACACCCGATTATAACCCTCATGTCTAGTATGCTGGCTCCGGGACACAATGCCGATACAATCAGAGCAAATCTTATCCCCACAATAAGCGTAACCCCTGGGGATCTTGATGATCAGGGATTCACGCTTGCAAATGCTCCACAGGTGATAACGATAGATGATGAATATATCGCAGGACTGAAGGAATGCCGGAACCTATCGCTTATCAATCGGTTTAAGGATGTACTGATTACCGATTCGCAGATTGATACGATTATTTCCGCATACAAAAGAGCGGGGAAAAAGAAATCTCTTCGGTGCGAATCTCGGGAATGGTCATGGAACGAGAAATTGAACCTTTCCGTGTGGGCCGAATCAATAGATGATTCCATCCTTATGAGTACGCTGGCAGATAGCGCATTGATCAAGATAAAAACCGGGATCATGGGGGATAATTCCCCGATGAGGAATTTGTCATATCGCCCTGCGCGGGGGCTGACCAATTTCAACTTTGGCCGTGTTTTATACGGTTCAGAATTCAACTTGACATTTTTAAATACATACAAGAACTATACGATATATGAAGAGCCCACCATCGGGACGGATGTAATTCTGAACGGAACATTCACCGTTCCCAATGGAGAATAGTATGCAACTTCACGAATATCTGTCTCAGCATTCCTCGAAGCGAAATGTCGACAAAGTGATCATCAGATGGTACACCCGCAATTATAACGACAATCTCAATCGTTCAAAAGAGGATTGGGATAAGATTGTTGAGTCGTTTTTCAATGAAACTGAAAAAGACGGATTCCAAAAGGTTTCTCTCGAAACACCTTCCTCCACAAAATCAAAAGCAGGAGATAAGCAATAATGGCACGTTATTATGACTTTGCCGGTCAATCAATCATATTGCCCGGTTCGTACACAGACAGATTTTTCCCGAAAGACCAGGGTGCAGGATCTATCAAAGGGAAAGTTCTCATTATCGGTGAAGCGACTAAGGGCGGAATCCCTTTCGACGCATACACCGATATTGATGATGTGATCAATGTGATCAATGGTCAGGCACAGGGTTTGAATGTTTACGGTGGCGGAGACATTTATTATGCGTCTGAATTTTATCTCACCCCGACAAAAGATGCGCGGTTCAAAACACCGTCTGAAGCACTCGGGATCGTTGTCAACGAAATGGATCAGGCGATAACTTCGCTACTTAATAGTTCCACAGCAATCATTGATATCGCATTCAATAAATTCGGGACGGACGGTAATCAGGCCGGAATAAAAGTCAGTGCAGGATCGGACGCAGGAAAACTCCTTCAGTTGCTATACAAAGGAGTTGAAACGCTGAAGATTGATAATCTGACTCTTCCATTGTTTGATATCCAGTATGTCGGATCAGGAAGCGCGGCAACGATGACTATAACCGCGACGAAATTGACTACGACATGTACCGGAGCTACAACTGATAATCTTGATATCACGTTCGCAGATTATGATGATCTCGGAAGCCTTATCAATTTTATCGACAGTAATGCCGCGTATACTTGTACATTAACAGGTAAAAGCGACGATATCCCAAATATTTTTGACGTATTAACCGCAGTGGATGTTAAAACTGCGGTTGTTTCATGTGTCGGTATCGTCGAAGCTCTTCTCCGTGCGATCAACGCAAGCGGAACATTCACCGCGTCTCTTCACACAGGAAGCACTCGCCTTGTACCTGATAATCTGACCGCGTTCAAATTCCTCACCGGAGGAACTGTTTCCGCTGCGACAACTCAGAGATGGACTGATGCACTGGAAAAACTGGAAAAATATGATGTGGACAACCTTATCTGCGTATCCGGCTCATCCACCGTCATGGGGCTTTTTAACGCACATGTGGAAAAGATGAACAGTGTCAAGATAAAGAAATATCGTCAATGGGGAGCGGGAGCAGGAAGCACTCAATCGACTAAAGCTCTAAAAATCGCAGATATGAAAGCGTTCAACTCTGCCTATGCGGAATATTGCGTGTCTTCATTCAAGAGATATGATTTTGTAAATAAACAGGTTCCGACAACCGACTTCGGAGCATATCTCTTGTATCCGATGATTGCCGGATTGCGGTATGCGAACAAGATCGGGATGGACGTGGTGTTCAAGTATCTCAATGTTCTTTCAACGCCCGAAATAACCGTTGAAGATCAGGAGGATTATGCTGAAGCAGGAGCAACACTGATTCAGAAAACAAACAATGTTCTTGATTCTACCCAGAATTTTGAAATTCTTGTAAACAATACCTGTTATCAGGGATCTCAGGTAACAAGAACGAATCCTTCGGTTGTGTATGAAATCAATAAGCTTACAAAAGACTTCGAGGAACAGGTAACGGAAAAGATTCGTGCGCTTGACGGAGTAGCGAACAGCCTTGTGATTGCATCTATCCAGAACTGGATCACCACGTATCTTTTCCCAAAATATCGTGATGATTACAAATGGATCACTGATTATACGGATTCGGCAACAGGAGCTAAACAGGCAGCATTCAGCAATGTGACTTTTTCACAGAACGGCGAACAGTTTATAACCAATGCGACATTGACAATGAGCGTTACCCCGAGATTCGCGTTCAATTTCTTCACATTCATTACACCAGGACAAAGCGTCTAAGGAGGATATGACAAATGGCAGGATTTAGATCAGGCGGGGAACCGCAGGGACCGGTTGGATCGGGTATAGATTGTTTCGTCATGCAGGACAACACGATCCTTGCCTACAGTACCGACATGCATATCACCGAAGACTATATGCTCGAAGGTATTCAGACTCTCGGATATTACGGATTCAGGAATTTGCTTTCACTCGGATACAATTGTGAGTTCACGATGGGAACATTTCTCCTCCGAGGAGCGGATGTTTCAGGGAATGTGTCAATGCCGGGTTGGCAGTCTGACGGGAATAATAACATCAACTCTTCGGGATTGTTCACTTTCACGGGGCTCGACGTGCATACATTGACCGTGCTATATACAATCCTCGGGGCAAAGTACGGCGGCGGTGATCTCAATGTGGCGCAGGGACAGTTAATGACACGCAGTACGAAATGGCGAGCGAAATGTTTGCTCCCCGGATTACAAGTTTCGTAATGAAAAAGTAAATCAAAAAAATTATAGGAGACAAAAAAGCGATGGATCTATTGAACGTCGAAAAAGAGCGATTTAAAAATGTCACAGTGGATGGAAAGGATTTTAAGATACGATGTATGTCTCCTCGGGACAAAGTTACCATTGCGCAACGGCGAATGAAATTGCAAAATGGTAATCCCGTCGAGGCAATGATGAATAATGATTTCATGTTTTTTGAAAACATCGCAATTGTTGACACCTGCACGGAGTCATTTCCTGCTGATTTCAAAAATAACCAAAGCTGTATTGATTGGCCTGATGAAAGTCTTATTCATGGCCTCGCGGAAGAAATCCGGAAACATACAATTGACTTTGATGCCAAGTTAAAAAAAAATAGACCTGTTGCAGGAGGCGAAGAACCCTGATTACTTCATAGATGCCTTTATGATTCGTCATTTTGGCATTTACCCACAGGGTTTCCAGAAAGATGATTTGTTTGATGAACAAAAAATCTTTCTGATGTATTTACTGGGACGAGTCCCGACACTTGATGATTGGGCGTATACGGTCGAATACAGTATCAGGCTCGCGGCAATTGATAAGATGACGATTGATGATGTTGACATTAGTCCGGAAGAGCTCGATCTTGCGGAATTCAGAGGCGAAGACATTGAAGTGATTAAGAATAATCGTCTCGAAGGACTGAAGCGGACGAAAACGCAAGAACTGAAAAAAGAATATGGGATCAAGGATGAAACCGAATCCGGTAATAAACCAAAATTTGAGATAAAGAATAAAGATGATCAGAAAAATGCAAAACAATTATGGGATCTATTACAGGGCAAAGGATTAGTCTGAAATGGACTATAATATAAATTTAAAATATAAGGCTGGCGGAGGAGGAGCTTCTTCCGGTGGAGTTAAGAACCAGAACTTCGGAGAAATCCGTAGGAAGGTTATTGACGCTCAAAAAAACGCGGAGAAGAAAGCCGGAACCGGCAGTACAAACGCGCAACTTGCTTCTATAAAACAACTTAATGGATCGATGGTTAAGTTGAATGAATCGATCAAATCATTGACGCAAGCGATAAGAGCCGGTGGCGGGATCGGTAAAGGCTCCGGAGTCGGAGGTAGTGGCGGAAGCGGACGGGTCAGTATGTCTGCCGGACTATCTGGAGCGGTAGCGGGAGGGGTTGGTTCCGCGATGGTTCTTGGTATGCTCGGATATACCATGCATAAAATATCCGAAATCGGTAACGCATACATGGATAAAACCGCCGAGCAATCAAAAAGTGTTGGGTATGGCGGATTCCGGTATGGTCAGGGCATGTATGGCGCGACAGAAATGGGCGCGGGAATGAAATCATACGCCATGTCTACCGGCAGATTCCAGCGCGGAAGTGTAGATTCGAAGCTGGGTAGCACGGGAGCAATGCAAGTCGGTGGGGCATATGGGTTATCTGCGGAGGAGGCATTCGGTCAGGCGGGAACATTTGCCCGTGCGGGTGTTCAATACGGTAAAGCCGCATATACCGTTGCCGGTGGTGGAATCGAGACTCAACTTCCGATGCTCATGCAATCCATGTCGACAGAGCTTGAAGATGCCGTAAAAAATGGATTCGATGCCTCTGAGATGGGTAAAAATATCGCGGAAGATATGACTGCGTTGACAATGGCGACTCGGAACAAGGATGTACGAACCGCAGATCTTATCTCTAAATCCGTATCCGGGATGAAAACCGGAGGGCAGAAGGGTCAAGTTTCTACGCCGGAAGAGCTCATGGCTTGGCAATCAGCGCAGAAATCCATGATGTCGAAAATGGGTGATTCCGGATGGAGAGCGCAACAAGTCGCAGCGGGTCAAATGACCGAAGAAGAAGCATCTCGCCTTGCAGGGATCAAAGGCGGACCATCAACAAACGATGTCCAGGCGATTCTTGGACCCAACGCATTGACTCATTTTACAAAAAGACAACTTCAGGATCAGACAAACGTAGAATATCTCCAAGGAATCGCCTCCGGATATAAAGGGATATATGGATCTGGTCCTGCTGCACTTCGGAATATGTCTACTTTTTCAGATGCAACCGGAGGTGTCGGATCTGTTGCTCTTGAAACGATGTCAAGATTTGATTCATCTAAAAAAGGTATTGATTTGTTTAAAGGACAAAGAGCGGTTGAAGGATTATATGGTGAAGTATCCGGATCAGCATCCGGAATGTCAATACAACGAGATAATCAAAGAACAAACTTCATGCTTGCGCATGGAGAAAAATTTGCACAAGCAACTATGAAAGTTGAAACAGCATTGTTGCATCTTGCGGACAGCGGTATAAAAACATTGGATGATGCTCTTCAGAAATTAGGTCTTACAGGTGACAAAAAACCAAAAACCAAAACGAAAGGAAGGGTTCTTGCTGGACCAGAAAAAGCAGGGTCTACAGATCCTAATTTTGACACAATGAATATGGGATATTAATAACGTGGAAACAGTTATTTCTTATGCAAAATCAGCGGCAAAATACCAAAAGAAAATAATATTCAATGCTGGGGTTGAAAGTTCAATCCGATACATTGAACCATCATCAAATTATGTGCCGAAGGTGACATTGCTTTTTTCCCCCTTTGGACTTCCTTTTGTGCCTCTTGAAATTATTGGTTCAAATTTAAAAGATATCATTTCCGGCATGGAATGGACAAAAGACCGCACGAATCCGGGCGGTATGCTCACGATGACGATTACTCCGGATGATACCGTAATAAATGAAATAATTCAGATCATTAAAAAGTTGCCTGGGGGAAACAAGTTCTCGAAATTATGGAGTGCGCTCGGGTTCAGTCTTGAGGATTTGTTTAAGCCAATGGCCTTGTGCCAGCTATGGATTGACGGGTATCACGTGATGACCGGAACCGTTCGCTCATGCCTGTGTCCAACAGGCGTATCCGATGATGGGAAATCAAAATCATACATATTGACTATTGACGAATTGGGAAACCTGTATACTCGGAATACAATTCGTATGGATACAATGATCCTTAATGGATCGGAGAAGCACATGCTCGATTCAATGCGGAAAGCAGTAGAAGAATCGGGTAACATTAAAGGTGTTCCTGTCCGAGAAGGAATCAAGTCTCTAATCAATGCATTTAAAGTATCTACATTCCTTGAACAAAATATAAGTATGAGTGACGGATTCCCTCTATTTTATCGATTATTGTCGGAATCAAATCCTATTGGAGGGATTGCTTTAAAATCATATATTTCGAATATGTTTATAAACTCAAATCTTCTTGAGCTCAATAATCAATCATTTTGGGATTATCTGAAAAACTTTATGCCAAATCCATGGATGGAATTTTTCACCGAATCAGGAGGGAGAACTATTGTAACGGATGCCGCAGTTCCACCTGCGGTTATGTTCCCTGGGTTCAATTATGTGGTTGCCCGATCTGTTCCGTATTCGAATCCACTCCTCGGAATGGTGAACGCGGCTCATTTACCCGCTACCGCTTTACTTGATTTGAACGCAGTGAATATGCTTCTTGGCGGTGATTTTGTTATTGTAACCGATGCAGATATCGAAGGAAAGAGTCTCGGATTTGATGGCTCTGGACAAGCAACATCTTTCCGGACAGTATATTCGGAAGGTTCAAGTACAATGCCTGCCGATATTTGTGATAAACCGATTCAATGTTCGGGACCACTAAACCCTTTGGCGAGTGGTGGCGTTTCCACTTTCGGGATCAGTGAGATGATTGAATCAATAAATTGTACTGGATTATATGATCTGGGGATTGCCGCAGATACAATATTGTCTCGTATCGCAAAAACGAAGATCAGTTCTCTTGGGATTATGTCAAAACCGGCATTATCAAATCTTCTTGCGGTATGGTTCCGGAATCAATCACGGTTCCGGGAAGGAACAATCACTACGCGGATGATGCCGTGGGCAAGACCGGGGATGTATCTTCTTTATCTCCCGGAGTATTCCGGAAACAAAAAACCGGAAAATATTCGTGATATCGGGATATATTATATCGATAGCTTGACTCATAATTATGATCTTCAGGACGAAGACGTGACAGCGACGACAACAATGAACGTGATCAGGGGATGTCCATTACCAACAACTGTTGCGCAATCAGCATTACTTTTGTTCGATTTCGAAGTTCTTCCTCCAGTATCAGGGCTATGGGATGGAGAGTATAAGGCATTGCAAACCGCAAGAGCCGCAGGAGTGGGAGGCTAATCATGGATAAACAGCGGAAACTAAGGCGTGATAAAGGGAAAGATACCCATTCCCGGTCCGTTGAAACTAATGTCTTTCAGAAAAGATCCACGCAGACATTCGACATAATGACCGGCGAGATAACAATGACTCAACCGGAACCGCTGTTCAGACAGACGGGTGTCACTGTTGGGCTTACTCGCGGAGGAATATTGACCGGAGTGGGATACCCTGGGGCATTTATTGAACCAAATTCCGGAAACATGCACGGGTTGTATGAGGGACCAATTGTCGGGCAAATGGTCACGGTCGGATTCTTGCGGGGTAACAGCTCCGCTCCGATTGTATTGAATCGATATCCTTACCAGGGAAAGCCAAATACCGCCGTTTCCGGGAAGTATATTCTTCCCATGACGGGTAAAAAATATGATCCCACAGACGTTATCATCGGACACTTTTCCGGATCAGTTATCCGATTCAACACCGGTATAATTTCAGGGAAATTACCTGGCAGCGTGTCTTTTGACGTAATGACCAATCTTGAGATATCGAGCTTAATCACTAAAATAGCCGGAACTACGCAGATAGAACTTACCAGCCCGACGATAAAACTGTCGGCAAGTACCAACATAGAATTAAACGGAACCGGTGATTATGCCACAAAATTCAATGCGCTGAAGACCGCGTTTGATCAGATGAAAACTGACTTGAATAATTTCATAAAGGCATACAATGGTCATGCAAACGGAACGTATGGATTGTCTTCTCCTCCGGCAATATTATCAACTGCCGATATGAGCAATGCCAAAGCTCCAAAGGTAACTCTGTAAAGATAATGTCTTGACAGAATGATATAATCAATGCGATAAATTCTCATTAGCCACTAAATAGGCAGACAATGTATACGGATAGGGATATCCATGAATCTGCCTGTATTGATTAAACAACTTTATGGAGAATTTACCCTCACCGGATTGTACTCTTTCGAGTTCGCGAACCGGGGGAAAAAGATAACTGAAATTTTCTTCATGATGCCTCCACAGGAAAAATCAGTCAGCGAATCGACTCGATCCACAACCAATCCTACACTATCATGCAATTATAATACTGACGCAGGAAACGCAACAAAGAAGATCGATATATCTGGGAACCTATGGTTTCCCATTGTCGGTAGTCCATCAAACCCCGTGACGGCCGATCCATCAGGGAACAATGACCTTATCGACGGCTTGACAGAGTTTTTCAAGATGCGGTGGATGCTGATTCGATACAGGGATTATACCCTTACTCGCGGAGCGAAAATCGATGTCCCCGTAATCCCGATGATGTTAAGTAACGAAATCACCGCATTGTACCGCAAGGTATCGAAACTGATGAAAGACGGACGCGGGGCGCTGTACGACGAGATACAGGTTATTTTCCATGATTATGATATGGATGACCACTGGTATTGCAGAATAGATGAATTTTCAGCGTCACAATCAGCGAGCAAATACATTGCAATCAATTATCGTATATCCGGGGAAGGATATGAACGGTATGTAACACACACGGCAAGTCCGACGCAGATAAAAACGACGCTCAACGAAGAAGTGAATATATCAAATGAGCAATTGCAGGGAATCGGATATCAGGAATCTCTTGACGCTATTGACCCCACGAAATCAATAACCAATGTTGTGATGAATAATTCAGATTTTTATTCGAATTCACTGGCGATCACAGAAGCTCTTGCCGCAATAAATACTGAAAACGAGAACATACAAGCGGGAAACGCCACACCATTTGATACTCTTTTGGGGTTACTTACGAATCTTGTTGCGTCCGTTGAGAGTGTCCAGACTGAATATATAAATAATCTTTTAACTGATACGCAACAAGCGGCATACGCGGCGGGGACACTTACGATTGATTCCATACTAGATTATACCCTGTTGTCTTTTTACAATTCACTGCAAAAAATAAAAATGTTCGCGACAAATGCGATAGGCGCAATTGTTTCAACACCAAAACAAAACACCATTTCTTTCTATGCTAACGCCGATGAGTATACACTTACATCTGATCAATTTGACAATACCGACAATAAAAAGATAATGAATGATTCCACATTCTACTATTATACAGTGCAAAGTGGTGATACCGCTCGAACTATCGCATATCGGGAGCTTGGGGATACTGAAAAATTCATCGAAATACTCAGGCTCAACAATATCACAGAATCAGACCTTATCGATGGAACAATCATTGGAACTAAAATAAAAATACCTTTTGATTCCGCGTCTTCAGTTAGAAGTGCGGATAATCTCGTATATGAACCGGATGATTCCGATTTGAATAAATTTCTCCACGGGAGCGCAATATATACTGATGTGACAAACAGCATGAAGCCGTCTCCGACAGGTGACATCATGGGTTATTCCGGCATTCAGGTCACATATGATTCCCTTTTTGCCCGGTTATCAAATCAAAAGGGATCGCTCAATGTATTTGCTCCGGATTGGGGTGTTATTCCTCTTGGCGATGGCGACGCTCCGCTCATGGTTCGTATCGACAAGTATCTCAGTGATCTCGTAAATCAAATTCAATCAGATCCACGGGTGGAATCAGTAAATCTTGATATAAAGAAGTTGAGACTTCAGGGCGAAGCCTTAACAACATACGGAACAATCAGCTTTATCGGGACTGAAGAACAAAAGGAAATGGTTGTAAACTCATGAGTGATATTTTAAAGATTTATACCGCTGAACAATTATATAATATGTATCGCCTCAAGATATTGGCTGATGGGGTGGGAATTACTGATTTCAATGATGGATCAAAAGTCAAAGCTCTTGTGCAGTCAAATGCGGATATTGTTTCATCAATAAGTATGGATTTCAAGGAAGCGATTTATAATGCGATTCCGATTGCATTGTATGAAAGCCTTGGATTTACGCAGCTCCCTGCGACAAACGCAACCGGATATCTACGTCCATACCGGAAACCACAAATGATTATCCGATATGTCGGATCAGGATCGAGTGCAAAGATTACAATCACAAATTCGTTGATATCTGCTGCGTGTGTCGGTGCTCCGGGAGACGCATTTTCATTTGATTTCACCACGTATCCGAAAACGGGAACAATGTACGCGGCGATAAACGCATTATCGGGATGGAGTTGCACACTTATCGCAGATGTCGATTGTACGAGTCTGTATAAGTGGACGGCGAAAGAGGTTATAGGTGAATACGATTACACGCGAACGCTTGGATTTGACTGTATGCTTGCGACAGATATCGCGATTCCTGTCGCAACCGGATATTCGGTCACTCTTAATGAAGTTGAATTTATAACTACGGCAGACGGGACAATCCTTGCGGGGACTTCAGGTGTTGCGTGTCCGGCACAATGTACCGTGGCGGGAACAGCCGGAAATATCGAAGCCGGAGCAATCGATACGGAAATGGGGCAAGGAACCATAAACTCTTCCATAGATGCAAGTATCGTCGGAGTGACAAATGATACGGCTTTTTCAGGTGGTGCAAATCAGGAAACAGCGAATGCGCGTAGACTCCGATTCAATGATACCATTTCGGCGCTCAACGCCGGGACAAAACAAGGAATCATTAATGCATTGCGTACAATCAGCGGAGTGAAAAACGTCGGCATGCGGACATCGTACCCGTTCCGGGGAACAAATACAATCATCCTGGATGATGGGACTCAGACAATAAGTGCGGCGCTTCTTGCGAGTGCTGAAAAAATACTATACGGAGATCCTGACGATCTCGTGAATTATCCAGGTAAAAATGCTGAAGGGATAGGATATGTATTTGTCGCCCCGACAATTGTGTCCGTTTCAATCGGTATAACCGCGACAAGGCTTTCAAATATCCCGGTCGACTTGACTACTATTCAGACTGATATAGTAACAGCGGTGGAACAGTACATAAATACTCTTCAGCTCGGACGGGATGTGCTCTTGAGTGAAGTGTTCAGAGTCGCAAAGAATTCAAACAACGCGATTTACGACATGGCTATTGTGAGCCCGTCAGCAAATATATCGATAAACCAAAATGAATTTGCAAGAACCGGATCGGGTACGGGCGGAACCGTAACCGTGACCGTAACCATTTCAGGAACAGAGTAATGGCAGAAAACATTGTAATCAGAATAAATGATAGCCTCAAAACATTATGGAATATAGATGACCCTATCTATAAATCCGTGATATGTGACGCTGACGGAACAATTCTATCGACAATTACCATCCCAACAGATATTGATATCGGAGCAATCGCAAGCGGGATTGAGTATTTGCGTCGATTGTCAATAGATCTGTCGAAGCAAATATATTTTAATCAGGCGGACACTGAATTTTTAAAATATGTCTTAAATGATTTTTTTAACATTCAACGATTCGCCGGAGAATCAGACGCGCAATGGTTAGCTCGTGCGGTAAGCATGATTTTTAAACCGAGAGTGTCACGGGCAACTATCATTTATGCCCTGCGTCCATATTCGGATCAGGAACCTGAAATAATTTCAGGGGATAGAGCTGCGATGTTCGCGGATTATTCCTTCGCGGATCGTTACAAACGGGACACGCAGACATTTCAGGGATCACCATTCCCGGTATTTCCTGCGTATGCATACAACAGTGAAGACACGGCGTTTTCATTAATTATAGTGCTTTACGGAACCGATACCGGGGACATCTTGAACGTGGTAAATTTACTCCAGAGCATTCTCGTCGCCGGAGTCTCGTATACATTGGAAATCAGATAAGGAGCAATATAATGCGTGATATGAGAACAGTGAATATGTCCATAGGGCAAAAAGCAGAATCGAAGAAAGTATTTAAAAGAATCGGGGATCTTGCATATCGTGATATTTCAATATTGGGTAAAATAGGGCTATTTGATTCCGGGAAAATGCTTATAACCAAAGGACTTCTGGTCAC